TTATGAACCAACGAAAAGAAGAAGAAAGAGAAGACGAACTAATCCGAGGCGGCAACGCTGTCCTTGAATCAGCAGCAACAGTTTTAGCTTGCATTTGCGGGTCAATGCTGGTGCTTTTTGTAGCGATCCTTATCAGTAAATTATAACCAACGAAAAATATATGAAAATCAAAATACATACTTACCCGGACGGACCAGCCGACAACTTGGATCCGTACGACGAAATTCTTAGAATCAACGAGGGGCGATTCGTTGTTCAGCAGGCAGGCGAGGGCCTTGTTGAAGGTGACCAGTACGCACTAAGCCCGCAGCAGCAGCTACCAGCACGGAAAGCCGAGGATGTCTTGGACTTCATCGCATCGCGTAGGCTTCGCTTTACTTGGGTGGACGCGCTCGCGCCCGGATCTGCTGGGGTGCTTGGAGAGGATTCACTTATCATCTGTGACCACAAGTTGGATGACATTCACAAGTCAAGCTTTGACCCAGCGGTGGACAAGCGCAGCGTAGTACTCCGCGAGGCGGTTGAGTTCATTATGGATCAAGAGGAACTATGAAAAAACTAAGCGAAACATATAAAGAACTAGGGATTGCATTCAGCTTCCCCATCAGGATTGAAGATGCCAAAGGCAACGAGACCTACTACGAGAAAAGCAATGGCGTCTGGTGCAAGACTGAATATAATGCCAACGGTGATAGAACCTACTACGAGAAAAGCAATGGCTTCTGGTGGAAGTGTGAATACGATGGGAAAGGTAACCTAACCCACTACGAGACCAGCGATGGATACAAGAAAGGCACACCTCAGAGCCAGTCCTGCGATGGTAAGGTCATTGAAGTAGATGGTAAGAAATATAAGCTAACAGAACTATGAGCGACATCAGCAAAGCAATGGATGACTTCGCGGATCTCTATGAGATTGCGAAAGCTAACGAAAAGATTATGAACGAAGGACGCAGGGCGGTGGATTACTTCAGGGCTATGGGACTGATTGTTCCACCAGTTAAATCCAACCGTGGACGACCAGCGAAGGGAGGTTCCAAGTGAGTCACTTCTATAACTGCACGGACGTACTGGAGCCATTCTTTGAGGAGAATATCAAAACACCAGCGCAGGCGCGGAAGGTACGGAGGGTTTATCCTTCCGTCACCACCGTCTTAAGCATTGTTAAGGATCCATTCCTGGATAGTATCTATAAGCCCAGAATGATTACTGCACTGGCTAGGGAGTACCCGGATTTAGCTTGGCAGGACATTGAGCGATTGACCTACGGAACGCGAGAGCATCCGATCAGTGGTGACACCATTGAGTCCTCGGAGTTCGGCACAACTGTTCATAAGGTGATTGAGGACTTCATCAGCTATGATTACCTCGGAGCCGAGGAAGCACCAAAGGACACACCTTGGAATGAATGGGCGTTGCCATTCGTTGAATGGGTGCAGGAATCCGGGGTTAAGCCAGTGGCCTGCGAGAGGTTAGTTGCAAGTAACCGCATCAAGATTGCGGGAAGTGTTGACTTCATTGGATACGATTCCGATGACAAGCTATTCCTAGCGGACTACAAGTGCAGGACGAATACCAAGGGGAAGGCTAAGACCTACCCGAAGGACTGCCAGCAGCTCGCTATTGAATCCTTTATGCTTATGAAGGAGCACAGCTTGGACTACCTGCCGGAGTGCATCTCAGTAGTGATTGACTGCGATACTAAGAAGCACTACCACAAGACCTGGAGCGACAAGGAAGTCGCCGATGGAATTAAGGTTGCAAAGAAGTGCGCGGAACTTTACTGGATGTTAAGAATGTAACGATCCTATGATTGAGTACGAGATACTTACCCAGCACGACGATATGCCGGAGGGCTACGTAGGCAAGACGTTCAAGTGGGCGCACAACGAGAAGGATGCTGTCCTGCTTTTGCTAAAGAATAAACCAGAGAAGGACGGTCGCTGCGTATTTAAGCGCGGCGGCACTGGACGAATACTGGAAGTAAAAGAACTTGTAAAAATAAACACTAAGTAATTCAAGCAATGTATGACACAACATCAGAATCAATCAGCCAGTTTATGAGCTGGGCTGCTTACAGAATCGCCAAGGAGGTTGAGGAGAATGAGCGCATCGAGGCCGAGGCTGGCACGCGGGAGTTCATTCCGGGATCAACACCCAAGAGGCGGAGTGCGGTAAAGCCTTCATTGCAGGCAAAGCTGGTCAAGCGGATTGATGCCCTGCGAGCCGAGGGTCAGGACGCTACCTCAGCAGCCAAGGACTGCGGCGTAGGAGTAAGTGCCTACTACCGCTGGAAAAGAACACTACCAAAGGATTTACTATAAAAAAATTAAACGAAAGGTAAGATATGAGAAATGTATTAGGAAATAAAAAACGAAAAGATATTGAAAGGCTGGAGAAAAAGCTGGGTGTTATGGCCTGTGATAAACGCGGAAATAAACACCGCTGGAGGGCTAAGTTTAAGCTGCACAATAGCGGAGACCCTATGACTAGGGTTTATAAGGCAGACAGCGAGCGCGAGGTTCGGGATATTATTCTCCTTGAATCTGGCAACAAGTGTAGGGTCATCAAAATTTCTCTCATCTAACAAGGAGATTGTGAATCAAAACACACCCAAAATAATTAACAAAAATGAACTGCGAATGTGGAGGTAAGTTAATTTTCGAGCATCAAAACGATGGGCAGTTTATGGGAGGCTATGTTTACTCCTACAAATGCGACAAGTGCCAGATGCTACATTTTTTTCAAACTAAACCAAAATGACCTAAATTTGGTACAAAAAAGCATCCATATTTGTCACAAATTGGACACTTAACTTGTGACAAAAACCTTCACCCTATGTCCTCTCCTTACCTCTTATCGGATATGCTGCACCACTCAGGTCATTCGCCTGTACAGCGAACCGATAATGTGAGTGAAGGCTACTCACCTGAAGCAACAGGGAGCAGCGGAGTTGATCGCCGCTGGGGTGTCTCTTATTTTAACACCAATTAACCAACGTCACTAGATGACCTTTAGTGACAATAGTACAGCCGAAATCAACCGAGGGTTAACCTTGGCGTTAACAATCCAAACAATATGACTTACTTACCACAGAACAAAATCAAGGAGTACAGGGATGCCAATAAGCCCATCTCCTGCCCGATACTGGACATCAAGACCAAGGACTGGGTGCTTGACCACGACCACCAGACTGGGCTTGTCCGAGGCGTTATCTCACGGCAGGCGAACAGTCTGCTGGGGAAGGTTGAGAACTTCTTCCTCAAGATGTGCAAGGGCAGGAAGGAAGATTTGCCCAATACCTTGGAGGCAATGGCAGCCTATCTTGAGCGCGAGGCACTGGATGTCCTTCATCCTGTAGGGCTTACACAACTTACAAGAAAGTTTGCTAATAGCTTGACAGCGGCTGAACAGGTTGCAGAGTTGAAAGCCATAGGGGGGAGTAAAGCTGACATCGAAGCCTGCACTAACCTCAAGCACCGAAAGGAACTTTTCCGTAAACTAACCAAAAATAAATATGAATAAAACAGAATCAAATAACTCCATCCTTTCGCTCGTATGCGAGATCGAGAGGAATGTTCCAATCAATGACGTTATCCGGGATTACGCTGGTGAAGGCGTAGAGCACTCTGGATATAGTACTAGGTATGTAAGTCCATTTGTTGAAGATGACGATGAGCGATCCCTCTTTGTCCACAACAATAGAAAGACTTGGAAGTGCTTCAAGTCAGGCAAGGGGGGCAATGTTATTGATTTTGTAGTCCAAGCCAAAGAACTTGAATCCTTCATTGATGGGCGTACCCCGGATGCGGAGTCCTACGCTTTTGCCATTGATCGGATCCTAGAAAAATACGGAGATGACCTTAACCAAAAATAAATATGAGCAATAAAAACATAAGACAAAAGCTCCAGGGAATCCAAAGTTCCCTGAAAGCCCCGAAGGGGCAGACCAATAAGTTCGGTGGCTACCGCTACCGTTCAGCCGAGGACATCCTTGAAGCCGTTAAGCCATTGCTTGGCGAGTGGGGGTGCAGCCTCGTTATCCAGGACGATGTAGTAGAAGTAGGCGGACGTGTCTACGTTAAAGCTACAGCCAGCCTAGCTGACAATGATACCGAACTTGCCATCTCAGCCACAGCGTTTGCTCGTGAGGCAGAGGTGAAGAAGGGTATGGATGACGCCCAGATTACTGGCTCCGCTTCCTCCTACGCTCGCAAGTACGCGCTGAATGGACTCTTTGCTATCGATGATACCAAGGATCCGGATGCAACTAACACGCACGGCAAGGGCAAAGCTCAGGCCGCTACACCAACTGAATTTTAACCCAGAACATAAATATGGAATACGATAACACAAACTCCGGGACATTCTTCGTGAATGACCGCAAAGAAAAACCTAATCATCCTGACTATAGCGGGAAGATTAACGTCGAGGGCAAGGAGTACTACCTCAAGGGCTGGAAGAAGCAGGCCAAGAGTGGTACTAACTTCCTCTCACTGGCCGTGAACCCAGTGGACGGAGCATCCGCTCCTAAGTCAGCTCCAAAAGCTGCGAGTGCGCCAACCAACGACGACACCCCATTCTAAGCTGTGTCCTCATTCGATAAGCAATGGTGGGATAAATTCCGCCGTGATGAAGTGGACTCCATCCTAGCGATGACTGCCAATAAGAACACGGATTACACAGGAGGCGAGAGTTGCGATAACCCCTTCGCTAACTTCGATGGCTCCTCCGAGTTCGGTGTTCATCCACTGACTGGAGTCTGTATTCGGATGCAGGATAAATTCCAGAGGGCTAAGGCTTTCTGTTTAGATGGTCAGCTGAAGGTTGATACCAACGGCGACCAGTCCAAGGACATATTCCGCGACCTGATTGGTTACTCATTGATAGCCATCGGGATGCTCGAAAGAGCAGAGGAGGAGTAAATCCTTGTGCTATGATTCTTGACCCTTGCAATCCGGCTTGGGTCAAGTAATCTAAATATGACTAATAATTCACAACAAAACCATAACGAAATGACTAAAATAAAAGAAGCTGCCGAAGTATCCCTATCACTTTATAACCAGATTGATGGCTATAAATTGAAGGAGGGTAATCGCATCACGCATCAGTCCCTTGGACAGGTCCTTCGTTCTCTGGTAGCATTACTTGAAGATGAACCAACTGGACCTACTGATACACAATCAGCCGCATAGTGCTGACGCTGAAGAAAGACTAATTGCATCCTGCCTGCTGCCTGGGGACACCTCCGTATATGATACGGTGCGCCCAATGCTGGAGGTCGAGGATTTTTACACTCTCCGCTGCCAACTCCTTTATCGTTCGATAGGGGAACTGGCACTGGAAGGTAAGCCACTTAATGAGGTTGCGCTTCTCGAGCATCTGAAGGCTCTACAGGGCGTTGATGAGGTCGGCGGTATGGCTGGGCTTATGTCCCTTATGGACGGGGCTTCTACGCCATCTGAGGCTCTTTTCTTTGCGCGTACAGTGGCAGAAAAAGCAAGGCTTCGTGAGATAATGAAGTCCTGCCGTATTGCTGTTGAGGAGGTGGAGTCCGAGACAAGGAGCTATGACGAGATCCGTAGTAAACTGGAGGCTGACATCACGGCTAAGCCAATGCTTAGTCAAGATCGGGTTAACATTGGCGCATCAGCCAAGGAGTTACTCCAGGACATCGCCAAGATGCAGGCCGGGGAGTACGAAGCGGACGTTGTTAAGACTCACACCAATCGTCTAGATGATTACCTCGGTAATCGTGGTATCGCGGCTGGTGAGGTAATGACGGTCGCTGCACCTACCTCCTGCGGTAAGTCCGCACTGGCACTTTACATTGTGTCCCAGGCTGTAGCCAAGGATGGTCACGCCTGCGGTATCTTCTCACTGGAGATGCCACAGAAGCAGTTAACAAAGAGGCTGACCCAAGTTATCTCCGGCGTTAACCTTCGCAGCGTAGAGGAGAACACCGCTACCGAGAACCAGATGCAGAGGGTTCACAAGACAATCACTGACCTCGGTGAGATGCCTATCTTTACATCGCACTGCGTCAAGAGCGCGGATGATCTGTACAGCCAGACTCGGCAGTTCGTGCAGAAGCACGGCGTAAAGCTGCTGGTCATTGACTACTTACAGCTAATCCCGTTTGACTCCCGCAAGGGTAAGGCTGAGGGCATTGCTAGTATCTCGCACAAGATTAAGCAGATGGCTATTGACTTAAACATAGCCGTCATCCTGCTGGCTCAGGTTAACCGAGAGGGAGCCAAGAGCGGTCATCTTAAACTGTATGACCTCAAGGATAGTGGTGATATTGAGAATGATGC